GTCCCCCGGAAAGGCAGCCCTGTAAACCCCGTGCTCCCCCTTCAACAAAGCCGGCCCAGTATGGGCCTCCCAAGCCTTGCCGTCAACCTCGAACACCGTGCACCCCGGCAGGTTGTTAAATTTACGGACAATCAACCGGGCGCGCTGCCAAGGGTTCAGCCCCTTAGCCACCAACCTCCCGACACCACCCCGGAGCCGGAGACTAGAAGCAGTCAACCGGCCCCAGAGCCAGTGCTCGAACGGCTTAAGGCGGGACGCCAGGCACAAGTTATACCTGGGAGACCTCGGAAAGATCATCCTAGGCTTGGGGTACTTGGGCCCGACATTAAGCTTCTCCGCCTTGAGAAAACACGACAGCCTGGCGTCGGCAGCGGAAACCCGCTCCAACGCCAAGGAGGCAGCCGCGTCGAGGTAGCGGCGGCGCAACGCCCCCTGGTAAGAGAGGGCAGTGCGCTCGAGAGACCACCGCTCCACAGGCGTGGCGGACGACAGACGCCGCAAGCGAGAAAAGACCCGCCGGACATCAGCCCCAAGCTCGCCAAAAACCTGCGGAGGCAGTGGACCGAGAACGCGCAAACAAAGGGCCGCGATCTCATTATGGGGGCAAACCGCGTGCACAACAGGGACCCAACAACCCTCGGTCCCAGCAGGCCACGCAGTCATCAATCCCCTACGACTCTCCCCGCAAGAGCCCATGTCAACACGCGAAAGGTCCAGGGACCCAGTGGCAGCAGGGACCAAAAGCCCCCTGCAGACACCCGCCACGCTGACAGGGCCCACCTAACAAGGCGGGTCGAGAAGGGAGCCTAGCCCAGCGCCCGAGAGCTGAGCCCTGGCCAAGGACTCAGTCACCGGAACAAGAAGAGCACCGGACACCGCACAAGGCAGTGCCAAGGGAACCACCCAAAGGGGCAGCCCAACCTCCTTGAACCACTGAGCAGCCCTGGCCCTAAGACCAAGAGCAAGCTCAGGGGTGCGCTGCCGCATCAGCGCATACAACGCCAGTTTCCCCCACAGAGCCGGAAAAACCAGCTCCCGCCCGTGCGGTGTGTCAAACAGGGCATAAAGCCCCTGATCGGGCTGGGGGGATCGGACTGCTCCAACTCCAAGGAGCTTCGCCCCGCCCTTGCGGGTGGCCAAGTAGGCGTTGACGAAAGGGGAGCGAGCCGAAGAGGGGAGGTCTGGTGTCCACCGCCCTCTCAAGAACGACCCCAATCGCCCGCGCGGCAACTCTAAAGCCACCTGCAAGCGTCGGGTTAACAGGCCACGAGGCCTGAGACGCGGGCTGGCATCAGCTGCCAGACCGACCGG